TATATATTATTGTAGTACATCACATACATCAAGCGGTTCTCAGCCTATTAGTACTAATGCTGATAGTGCCAAGTGGACTTTAATTGTTGATGCAGCAGCTGCAGCTACATCTGCAACTGCGGCAGCAACTTCGGCAACGGCAGCAGCAGCTTCTGAGACTGCGGCAGAGACGGCTGAGACTAATGCTGAGACAGCAGAAACTAATGCAGAGACAGCAGAGACAGCAGCACAGACAGCACAGACAGCAGCAGAAACAGCACAGACTGCAGCAGAAACGGCAGAGACTAATGCCGAGACAGCAGAATCAAATGCAGAGGCATCAGCAGGTGCTTTGGCCTGGAAATACACATTTGACAGTAGTACCTCAATGGCTGATCCTGGTGCAGGAGATGTAAGGTTTGATAATGCTACTGTAGCTTCGGTTACTAATCTGGCTATTGATGCAACTTCAGCAGATACAGGAAGCCCTGATATATCTGATCTAATTGCAAGTATTGATGATGGAACTAATACTTCACATGAGGGCTTTGTTACAATTAGAAAGTCTGGGACACCCGCAACATTTGCGGTCTTTAGTGTAACTGGTACAGTAGTGGATAATACAGGATGGTTACAGATACCAGTAACTCATGTTGCATCTAACGGTGCAATATCGGATACTAATACTCTTTATATAAGTCTTACACGTTCTGGTAATATAGGAGCAACAGGTTCAACTGGGGCAACAGGAGCAACTGGAGCAACTGGAGCAACAGGACCAGCAGGTGCAGGCAGTGACACTCCTGCTGATACTGTATTCAGGATTACAGACCAGACTGATACAACTAAGAAGATAGCGTTTGAGGCTTCTGGTGTATCAACAAGCACTACAAGAACAGTTACCATGCCAGATAAAGACCTTACCCTGATTGACGAAGGTACTGAGGTTAAAAGTACAGGAGAAGGCGGGGGAACTAAGTATTTAAGAGAAGATGGTGATGGGACTTCCAGCTGGCAAATACCAGACCATGACGCATTAACCAACTTCGCATCTAACGAACATTATACACAAGCTAATATTACCGCAACTGGAACAGTGGCTTCTGGAACATGGCAGGGTACAGCCGTAGATGGTACTTATGTGGACTTAGAAGGTACGGAACTGAAAAGTACTGGAGAAGCAGGTGGCTCGAAGTATTTAAGAGAAGATGGTGATAATAGCTGTAGCTGGCAAACTATTACTGGCGGTGGTCCTAGTCTGGGAACTAACTCAGTTATACGAACAAACGCCAAAACAATATCAGAAAACATTACCTTTGCAGGTGACGAGAATGGCAGTACAGTTGGACCAGTTTCTGTTGCGAATACTTATACAGTAGTGGTTAGTAATGGTTCAACTTGGACAATAATATAAGGGAGAAATCATGGCATCAATTTTAAAAGTTACAGAGATAACAACGCCTGACGGTACTGGTAATATAACCGTAAGCAGACCTCTTAGTTCAGTTCAACTAGGTGGAGTTCTTGATGTAAACGGTAATTATGTGCAGACAGAAAAAGGTGGAGACATAGCATCGGCATCGCCACTTGTAATTGATACTGATGGAGATTACTTTGATGTAACTGGCACGACTAACTTTGCAGCGATGACTGTTGCAGCCGATAGACAGTTTACATTACAATTTGACGGTGCGTTAACCATGACTCACCATGCTACTAACTTAGACTTGCCAGGTGAAGCTAATATAACTACTGCTGCTGGAGATGTAGCCGTATTTCAATCAACAGGAGCAAACACAGTACAATGTATTAACTATACAAAGGCTGATGGTACTGGAGTTGTATCTGCTGCTGGTGGTAAAGTATTACAGGTGGTTGGTGTATCCACTGTTACAGAAGTGTCTTCATCTTCAACTACTTATGCAGATTTTACAGATATGACTGCTAGTATAACTCCATCAAATACAGCAAACAAAGTTATGGTGATTGCAAATGTAGCTGGTTGCGTGAAACACACAGAAAATTTATGGATGATATTAAAGCTACTCAGGGATTCCACTAGTCTTGGTGAATCAGATAGAATAGGACAATCTGATGATACAGAAACAAGGGGAGTTGGTGCTGTTTCTCTAAATGCACTTGATTCGCCATCTTCAGTATCATCTTTAACATATAAGGTTCAATTAAAAGCAAGTTCCGCAACTACTGGTGTTTTTGTAAATGGTGGAGCTTCAACTTCAACTATACTTTTACTAGAAATAGATGGAACTTAATAAAAAGGAGAAATAGAATGTTCATATTAGAGGCATTAGAAAGAAAATATCCCAATGCAGAATTTGTTCTTGTTGGGAATGTCTATTCGGGATTACGAGCCATAAAGGATAATGGTAGTGGTTCTGAAATGCCCGACCCCGATAACATGATTACTGAGGAAGAATACAATGAGGCTATTGCCGAATTTGAAGTATTTGATGGATGGGTAAAAGTAAGAAAACAAAGAAACCAACTCTTAAAAGACAGCGATTATATAATGTTTCCAGATATTACTATATCTGCTGAAAAGAAAGAGGAATGGGAGACTTACAGACAAAGTTTAAGGGATATACCACAGACTTTCAGTAACCCAGATGATGTTACATATCCAGATAAGCCTGAGTAAATAATTAATTTAAGGAGAGAATAAATGGGGCAGATAGATTTTGATGGTTCAAATAGTACGGTTAAAGCCGATATTATCAGGGGGCAAACTGGTACTACGGTTAAACTGGGTGGAGTTCTTGATACGGATGGGAACTACATCCAAACAGAGAAGGGTGGAGATTTAACTTCAGCTTCTCCACTCGTAATTGACACAGATGGCGATTATTTTGATGTAACAGGTACAACAAATTTTGCAGCCATGACGGTTGCTGCTGACAGGCAATTCACTTTGCAGTTTGATGGAGTGTTGACAATGACACACCATGCTACTAATTTGGATTTACCTGGTGAAGCTAATATTACAACAGCAGCAGGTGATGTAGCAACCTTTCAGTCTACAGGTTCTAATACTGTGCAATGTATCAGTTATACAAAGGCAGATGGAACTGGAGTTGTATCTGCAGGTGGTGGATGGGTAGAATTGCAATCAATAACAGCAAGTGATACTGCAACAGTAGATTTAGAAACAGACATTGGCTCAACTTATAATGAATATATGGTAAAGGTTTCTAGTGCTATCCCTGCTAATGATGATGTGCTTCTTTTGATACGGTTAAAAGTTGGTGGATCGTATGTTACTGCTAATTACAGGCAGCATATAGCGGTAGGTGCTTCATCATCAACTAACTATGCTGGTAATGTTACCCAAACAGCAGCAATGTATGGTGCGTATACTCTTGGAATAGCATCAGGGGAATCAGCAGATCTGACCTTACACTTTGCAAATCCAGACGGAACAAGTGAGTTTAAAAAGATGTACCAGTATGGAGTGTGTGAAGATATAAATGATTATACTAAAATGTTGTTTGGGGTTGGATCATATACAGGTGGCACAGGTGCACTCACTGGTATACGATTTTATATGGGCACTGGAAATATTGCAAGCGGTATATTTACACTTTACGGATTAACTAAAGCATAAGGAGAACAAATTATGGCAAATCAATATCCCTTCACATGGGAAGATGTAGGAGAGAAAGGTGGTGGTGATGGTGTTCCGTTTACACAAGCGGAGAAGGAAGCTATCGCTGTAGAATGGAATAGTAACCATGAAGAAAAGGAAGCTATTGCATGGGTTGCACATAGGATAGAAGGTAAAACTAATAGCCATATAGACGCAAACAATAAGCGTATAATAGATAGTAAAGAAGAAGGTTATCCATCTATACCAGAGCAGCTTGATATGAAGTATTGGGATATTATAAATGGAACTACTGTTTGGAAAGACACTATTGCTGCTGTAAAAGCAAAATTTCCTAAACCTGCATAAAGCTGGAGTAACAATTAATTTAATAGGAGGCAGAAAATGATGAAAGGTTATAAGACGTGGATAGCAGCAGGATTGGCAGGAGTAAATAAATAGTTTTATATTTTTAGTGAGAAAATTAGTGGGGGTTAAACAAGAAATGCCTTATACAATAGATCAAATAAAGAGTGATAAGGATTCACATTTTAGTGGCGCATTGGCCACTGGCGCGCAAGA